TAGATGTTGAAAGTGTTGAGTGGGAGGAAACCGCTGGGGGCGGTGTAGACGAAGGGTTGCTGGCCGAAGTTGATAGACGCAGTTGCGATGTTGTAACAAGACACGCCAAGGAACCATGTCCCCGCTGCCAAACTAGAAAACGCAACGCCTTGGCTTACGTTGTTTTTGTAAAACGTAACTGACCCAGCAGTTGCATCAAAAGCAATACCAACTACATCATTGTCAGCAACCGTCGCACCATAAGCAACGCCAGCGTTATTGTTATATTTTTGCCCGTCATAGCCATAGTAGCTGTAGCCATTTGCATTTTGCCCTAAAAACCCTGTTGGGGCGGTATTTTGTGTTAGGCCAAAATGAATGCCTGATGACACCGACCCGCTTTTAGGAGTTACTTCAAAATACCATTTGCCAGAAGTAACAGCAATTGTTCCAAGGCGTGTTCCCCATGCAACACTAGGGCCAAGCAAATTCAAATTAGCGCCAGACAGCGTACCAGCCCCGTTCTGCAACGGATTCAACACAGCATAGTTCGCCACCGTAGCCGAGGTCAGTGTCGGCACATCAGTCAGTGAGTCATATGTGGACCCGGCTGTGAGGCTGATGTTGTTGGGTGTCCAGTTGTTACCGTTGCCGCTGGAGTCTGCTACGAGGGTGGATGTGCTGGTGGTGTTGGTGAACGGCAAATAGAAGCCATTGGTGCCGTATGTCCCGGCGTACTTGATGGGGAGCCACTGGTTGTAGATGCTGGATGCGCCGAAGGCTGTGGGGGCTAGGGCTTGACCGTCTACGAAGTTGATCTCGGCCATTTCGCCGTCGAAGTAATTAGAAGAACCAAGAGTGTCACGCCCCAAGCTCATTACTGCACCGCTTGGAATTGCTGATAAAGAAGCAGAAGCAGCCCCCACAAGAACCCCATTGACGTACCAATTAAGTGCTCCTACCTCACAAGAGGCAACAATGTGATACCAAGCCGCAGGGTCTCGGTATACTTCAACAAAAGCACTAAAGTATCTTAAAGTATCCGTAGATGTAAAATTTAACCTCCTACTATTTCCGGTGTTTACATAGCTAAATAAAACTTGATCCACGCCCAAAGTCCCCCGCTTGACCCACATTGATATTGTGTAGGTGCTAATATCAGCGGAAGCAGTCCTGTTCAAATACGCACTCGCACTAGACCGGAAGCGCAGGGATTTGGCTACGCTGTAGCCACCACCCCCAAGGGTAATAGGAAATCTGGAACCATGCCGAGAATGATTCCGGATCATGTTACAGGCCCTCGCCTGGGGTGATCTCAAAGGCTGCGGCTATGTCGGCCTTGAAGAAGCCATTTGGCGGCAGGTTGCCAAAGACCTCAACCGTCCCCGGCGTAATGCCAAGGGTATAGGCGCTAGGCGATGCGCCAGGCGCTGTGACCGTGATGGTCGGGGTGGCGTTGGCCACGCCAGCCGGCGCCCAGGACAGGTACTGCGTGGTGGCAAGCAGCGAGCGAACGCGGTAGCTCGTAGAGCCGTTGTTGTTCGTCGAGAGCACTTGCACCGCTGAGGTGCCGACGAGGTACGTAGGGCCAAACGGTGCAAATGCGCTGTTGTTCATGGTGCAAATTCCGAGGATTGAATAGACAAAAAGCCGTCCCTTTTGAGGACGGCTTCCATTGTGCCTGAGCCGTCGCCGTTTAGGGCAGGAAGGTCAGGTCAATACCGTAGACCAGCAGATCCATCGTTGCAGCGGCACCTTGCGCGGTGGCGATGTTCCAATAGATCGTCTGGCTGGTGTTCTGCGCCGCGCCGGCTGCCAGAACGGTACGCTGCGAGGCCACTGTTGGGCCTGTAAGGGCCGACAATGCCGCGCTAGTCACCAGTGGCGTGCCGCCAGCCGAAGGGCCGGTAAACAGGCCGCCAGCCGCCGTGGTCAGCGAGATGCTGGCGTTGGTGGCAATAACGTACAGGATGATGTAGCTGCTGGTGTTGAGGATTGGGATCGCCGTGTCACCAGTTGCGTTGCAGTTGATGCTCTGAGCGCTGCCCAGCAGGCGTAGCGCCTGGTTGGAGCTCAGTACCTGCGGGTGGGTTTGGGTGCTTGATGCGGGTCCGGGATTGGCCATGATATTTTGTCCTTAAAGTTAGGGGCACTGCGGCCCCACTTGATTGTTACGCGGCAACCCGGCAAGCAAGCTCCGGGTAGAGCGGAGCCCAGCCGTACAGCACATCAAGACGAGTCGGGATCGAATCGTTGTTGATAGTGTACTGCCGCACCACGCGGATGGACAGACCCAGCTGCTTGTCACTTGCGCGACCAGCAAAATGGACCCCATCGGGCAGCTCGAGGTCGGCGCAAGCCATCGTGAAGGCATTTTTGTGCATCACGATGTTTTGCGGGCTGACCACGCCGGTGTTGTTGAAAGGCGTGACGGTCGATGCGCCTGGCGAGGTAATGCTGACGTTCTGGAACTGACCCGCCGAGATGACTGCCGGGGAGACGATCACCGAGGTGGTGCCCGAGGTTGCAACGGTGACGTCGGCCTGGACCACGAAGTTGCGCAGCTTGTTGGAGCCGTAAGCTTGGCGATTCTGGGGGTTCACCGCGTAAACGTTGGCAATCTGGATCACGTCGCCTTGCTTCAGGCTGGCCACTGCCGTTGCGCAAGACAGCGCAATAGTTGAGGTCGAAGCCCAGCCGGTGGTCAGGAAACCGGTAGCGGTAGCGGTCTGGCAGCTGAACGCCGTGGTGGTGGCGTAGGAGCCAAACGTTTGATTAACAACGTTCTGATCCATGCGCCAATCCATCCCAGCGCTGTCCGTTCCCATCATGCCTTTCTGAAACTGGCGGCTGATGGTGGCGTTGGGCACAAACAAGCCCTTCAGACCATCAACAATCGTTGCGCTGGTAAACGGCTCAATGATGCAAGAGCGTTGACCGTCGCGTGGTGCGCCTTCGGCATCCAGATACGCGCCAGCGTTCAGAAACGTCAACAGGCTGCTTGGCGGAACGCCAGCGGTGCCAACGATGTTGGCGGTGTTGTTCTTCGCCATCACCAGGCCGTCGCGGTCAATCTTGTTGGCGATGGCTGCGATTGCAGGCTTCAAGACGCGGTCGCTGAACATGTCCAAGGACAGCGCCAGGTCTTGCGTCGAGAATTGCGTGTCAACGTGGAATTGAGTCGACAGCGTCACCGGCACGCTGGTTTCGTTGAAATCTTCAACGTTCAGCGCTGGGCCGGTCGTACCGATGAAGCGACCCGGCCTGCGGACGTTCAAGGTATTGCCGATCTTGGCGCCAACAACGGCGAACTGATCGTCATAGTTGCGCTCAACTTCACTGGTGAAGGTAAGCGAGTTCTCCAAGACCATCAACGCCTCGTTGGTGATCTTGCTGATGGTAAGCAGGGTATTAGCCATGATTCGTTATTCCTTAAAGTTATCGGATTTTGCCGGCCATTCTCGCCGCCCGCCAGGATTGGTAGTCGCCGTGAAACTCGCCGTTGCTGTCAATCTTTACATCAGTGCCAGTCCCGCCGCCCCGTATAGGGTTGATCGGTGGTGGCGCCTTGGACCTGCCAACGGTAGAAAGCGGCTTGGTCTCGGCTTTTGCCTCAAACCGTGCCTCAAGCTTGCCTATTTCTCGCAGAGCGCTTGCGGTGGACATTCCGGCCAACTTCGTTGCCAGGTCGGTGTGCTCGGCCAGGTGATACAGGATTTTCGGTCCCACATCGCTGTCAAGTATCGCGTCCCGCACCTGGTCGCTGACCTGTACGTCGCTTGATGCCACCATGTCATCGAAATCGGGCAGATCCGCTTTAGCCGCCGACAGTCGGGTGTTCCAAGTCTCAATGACCTTGTCACGATCAACTGCCGCCTTGCGCTCTGCGTCCTGCCTGTCTCGATTCCGTAGCGCCCGTTCAGTGGAGAATTCCGCCAGTGCTTTTGCGTACTCAAACGCATCGCTGAACTGGCTGGGCTGGGGTTCTTCGGTGGCTGCTGCCGGCTCTGCCTGCGGCCTGCTGCGTCCCTCGAGCTCCCTGACCTTAGATTCCAAGACCTCCCTTGCTGCCCGCTCCCGCTCGGCGTCTTGCCGGGCTTCTTCGCGCTGCTTGGTCAGTGCTGTGAATCGCTTCTCCAGCTTATTAGGCTTGCTGCTTTCTTCTACTGCTGTCGCTTCCTTCTCTTCGCTGTCTTGCCCACTCTGCTCGCTGACTTCAGCCGGCTCTGCGGGAGTTTCCTCCGCAGCCGCAGCTGGCGCCTCGCGTGTAGCTAGGTTTAGACGTTGCGAGTTGAACTCGGCTAGATTTTCGCTGGTGACCACGTTAGCGGCCAGTCGCTCTTGCACTTCCGACATGAGTTACCTCAAGGATTTTGCCCGGTGCGCCCGCCGGTAGGTTTTTGGATAGTATCAGATTGCTCGTTCTATTGCCTCGGCGCTGCTGGTATGAAGCGTGCCCTGGTGCATTTCGGCCAGCAGCAAGGCCAACTTGCCCTTGATGCTTTCAATTTGAAGCCGGGTATTGCTCTCGATGACGGTCTCGTTGGCGCGACCGCTGATCTTCATCTCTTCGGTGTTGCGCTGCTCGGCGTTGCTGGCCTCGGTCTCGTGGGCCTTGGCTGTGACCTGCATGAGCGTGCGCTTCGTGGCGCCATCCTCGCGGATTTGCGCGACCTGGGCGCGGTTGTTGATCTCCAGCTGCATCGCTTGCATCTGCTGGGTCATCTGCTCAATCTGCGCCTTGCTCTGTGCAAGCTGCATCTGTACCTGTGGCGGGATGGGTGACTTCTTGTCGATCTGCGCCAGCGGGTTGCTCGCCGCCAGGCGGTCGGCAATGACGTCCGCGCCGGGGAAGTCCATGTTCCTGAACACCAGATCGCCCGCCAGCTTGAACAACTCGGGGTTGCCGGCCAACAGCGGCATCATGGAGTCGACCGCCTGCATCCGCTTGCTGATGTAGCCTGGCCCGCTGTCCATCACAATGTCGTACTCGCCCACCGTGACGTCGTTCAGCACCTTTTGGACGCCGTATTCGTCCTCGCCCTGCTCGTTGATAGTCACCATGTCCGGCTGGCCGTCCTCGCCAATGATCCGCATCACGCGCTGGGTGTCGTAGATTTTGGGTATCAGGTCAAGCAGAATCTTGCCGGTGTGCTTGATTGAGCGGGTCAGGTTGTCGAAGTAGTGGAAGTTCGACAGATCGACCTGTTGCTGCTGGCCATTGAGCGCCTTGCCGCTGATGTTGCCGCTGGGCAGCTGGTTCGGGTCGGTGATGCCCAACACCATTTGCAGGTCGGCATTGATCGCATCGGCTGCGCTCATTACGCCAACAGGCGGCGGCTCGGGCTGCAGGCGGGCCGGCTGCGGGGCGGGCCTGCCGTCAATGTCCGTCTGCTTGTAGCGCAGGACCGGGCTGGACTTGATGTTCGCCTGCGCCCACTCGTCCTCGTGGCCCTCGTCCTGGCCCTCGGCAAGCAGCCACTTGGCCTTCGGCGCTAGCGCAATGCTCTCGGTCATCGAGGTGCGCCAGAAGTTATACATGCGCTGGGGGTCTTTGGCAAACCGCACCAAACCAAATTTCTTGCGCTTGTCCTCAACGATGAGTTGCTGGCCGTAGCACGGCACGACCGGGATATATCGGCCTGGCCAATCTTTTTCTTCCAGCACCTCCATCGCAGTCAGCTTGCACCATTTGACCACCTTGCGGTAGCTCGGGCGCTCATCAACAACGGTGATGCCGGCCAGCGCCAGGAACTCGTCGCTGGGCAGCTCGTCCTTGTAGATTTTGGTGCCGTCTGAGAGCATCAGCAGCTTGGTTTTGACGCGCTCAACGTGAAAATACTCGGCGATCCGAATGTCCTCGGTCATCACCCAATCTGCGCTATCGTCGCCAGTGCTGCGCTGCAAGAAGTTGGCGCCATCGTCCGCGCCGGGGAACATCTCGCGGAAGACGGCCTTGGGCATCACGCTGGTGATAAGGCACTGCTCGGCGTCGGAGCCGTCCGGCAGCACGCTGTTGGGGTCAAAGTAGACCGTGAACGGGTTGTCGACAGGCTGGATGTAGATTTCCTGGTCGAACGAGTCCTCGCGCACGTAATCCGTGACGATGCGCCAGTAGCCCCAGCCCATGCGCACGGCATAGTCGAAGGCGTTGTCATACGCCGTGTCAGCGTTGCTGTTCTCTTCGATGTGCCGGGTGATACCCTCAAGCGTCTGCGCGATCTTGGAGTCGGCTTGGGTGTTGGTCGGGTGAACCTTGATCCTGGGCCGCTGCTGGCGCTGCTGGTTGGTGACCTGGCGCACATAGGCGTCGATCTTGTTGATGGTCAGGCACGGCCTAGCATCGAGATTGCGGCTGTTCTGGATTTCCACCGGCCACTGATCGCCGGCAGCGAACTTCAGATCGTCCAATGCGTCGGCTCGGTTGCTGGAGTCGGAGTCGCCCGCCAGGCGCAGGAACTTGATCGCCGCGTCAATTCGCTTGTCTGAGCTCAGATCGTTGTCAGAGTAGTAGGCCATGTTCATCCCATCCAGTTCGCTGGCAACGAAAAGGTTGCCTTCTTCTTAGCCTTGCGTGGCTCGTTGACCATCAGGCCAATGTAACGGAAAGCGTCCGCGCCGTGGCTGTAGTGATCGTGCAGCGGCTGCTTGCTGAACCCGCCAGTCTCGGGGTCTACATCATATCGGTAGTGGCGCAGGCACGAAATCCCATCCGCCGCAGCCTCTCTATCGAACCAGCAGTTCGGGAAGATTGTGCGGGCTGCGTTGATCGAGTCGGGTATCGGTACGCGGGGAATAATGCTGACTTTATAGCCCGCCGAGCGAACAATGTCCTCGATGGAGCGGCCCGCAGCGGCGAGGGTTTGGTTTTGGGCGTCATGGGGTAGCCAAAGGGTGTCGTAGACATAGCCAAACTTCTGCATCTCGGACATGTAGTGGCTGATGGTGCGCTGGCTGTCCTCGAGGTAGCGGATAAGCCGGGTCTCCATGCCGACAAACTGCAGAAACCAGATCGCCGTGGAGTCGGACCAGCCAAGGTCAAACACCGCATGGACGGGTTTGCTTGGGTCATAGTTGACGGTCGTAATCCGGCCCTGGAGCTCGGCCATCTGCATCTCGCGGGCAAAGATGGCACCATCCACCGTCTGGCGGCATATGCCCTCCCAGACCGTGTTGTAGGACTCAATGTCACGCTCCTTGAGCGCATCCTTCTCCAGCCGCAGCGTCTCGGGAAACCAGGGGTTGTCCGACCAGTTGACCTTGACCACCACGCAGTCGGCTGGCGGCTTGAGCACGAAGCGCTGGTACGTCTCGTCGGTCTCAAGCTCGGGGTTGAAGCTGACCCATATTGAACTGCCCGCCTTGCGGATAGTTGGGATTAGGACATTCCACGACAGGCGGCTGACCGACTGCGCCTCCTCACACCAGCAAATATCCACTCCCTCGAAAGATTTTATATTGCTGATGTTGTTGCGAAGGCCAGCAAAGGCAAACTCGGTGCCGTTCTTGCCTCGTATCGTGGCTTGGGTGATTTCGTAAAACCCAAGCAACCCCAGCGCCTCAATCTGGTCGCAGAGCAGCTTGTGGACAGAATCCTTGATGCTGGTCTGGAACTCGCGGGCACACAGGATGCGCAGCGGGGACTTGGCGCCAAGGATAAGCAGAGCTCGAGCAATGCCCCAAGATTTGGCGCCGCCACGCCCGCCGTAGAGTACCTTGTAGCGGGACGGCTCAAAGAGGCAGGCGAGTTTTTCGGGGAACTCGGCGTTAACGACCGCCTGCGCAACGCTCATTCTGGCTTCACAAATGTGACCGGGATGCTTAATGGGATCAAAGGCGCACCGTTCTCGCCGGTGATTTCCTGTTTGACGGACTCGCGGTATTTCTTAGGAAAACGAGCCGCCATTGAGCGTGACCACAATCCAGTGTTGAGTTTAGGCCCGTCCTTATGCTCAAGCATGTAGGTTTGGGCTTGCTCTTCCCACCAAATCATCTCATTTTCTTTGGCTCGTTCCAAGGCATGCTGAAATTCTTCGTATTCATCGCGCCAAGCAAACAACGTGCGAGTGCCCACATCAAGGGCACCGCCAATTTGTTCAATGGATTTGCCCAACTTGCCCAGTTCTATGACCTGCTCACAGAACTCAACACGATACTTCGTTGGGCGCCCAGCGCCGATCTTGCCTTCAGTCATTTCTTCTTAACCGTCTTAGCAGCTTCCTTGAACGCCTTAGCCGTAGGCGCACCAACAGCGCCAGGCTTGCGCATCTTCTCCTTGCTGCCCTCGGCAATGCGCTCTTGCTTGGCTCGGATGTTTGAGTAGAGGCCGGGTTTGTGTGCCATATCAAGGCGCGTGGATGATTGCAAAGTTGATGACCACGGCCTCGGACAACGAGCCGGTGGTGATGTTGCGCAGCGTGATCGTCGCCGAGCCGGCCAACATGCTAGACACCCAAGCGTTGTAGGCGCCAGCAGTGGCGTTGGCGCTTGCCACGTTGACAATGATGACGTCCTTGGCCGACAGCAGGCTGTTGGTCAGGGTGAAGGTCACATTGGTCGCGGTCGCCAGCGAAGCGCCATTCATCGTGATCTGCCCAGCGCTGGTGTTGGCTGTCACGCCGGTGGACTTGCTGGTGAGCTGCGTGACCGCAGTCTGAGCCGCCGTGCTGTACCCAATTTCCGCCGTAGCGTAGACGGTTGAGAACTCGGGGTCGTTGTACGCAACGCCAGTAGCAATAGAATTAGACATGGTTATATTCCTTTGAGTTAATGCTCAACAATAGCACAAATATCAGCTTCTTGAATAATCTGATAATCCTGGCCGTCCACCTTATGCGTCGGCCATTTCAAATAATCGCCATTACCATACTTCACAAAATCCCCCACTTGCACGTCCAGCGCAAGCGGCCCAACCGCCACCACCGTCCCTTCATTGAACGGCTCTTTGTTGTTGGTAATAATAATATCAGATAGTTGCCGAGTATTCGGCTTAATAACTACCTTATCATGAAGCGGTTGCAGCATGTATTTAGTCCAGAAAACGGAGTTTGAAGAGGGTAGAGTTTATCAGGTCGGCAATCTCGTCGACAAGATTCTGTAGCTCGCTGTCTTGGGGCAAGTGCTGCCGCGCTTCTTCAACGAACGATTTCATTGACTCCAGGTACGCCACCGGCTCGGTGGCCTGGTGGTAGTCGTTGGGGAACTCTTTGAGCTGCTCGTAGCGGCCCATGGCGGCCTCGGCGAACTGGTCCGCCAGGTCAATGATCTGAGCGTAGTAGTCCCCCAGCGCCAGATGCACCGACAGGCTCTTGGTCGACCAGTGCATCAAGTGAGCGTTGGTGCTGGAGTGCAGCAACGCCAGAACAAAGGCGGCAATTTCAGTCATGTTGGGGATCATAGCAAAAAAAGGTCATTGTCAACCCCTGTGGCACCAGATACACGTTTTTGACCCGCTGCACCGGTACAAGCGGTACACCCCTAAAGGGGTGTGTACCGGTCTGTACCGGGTTGCGGCATAGCGCCCCGGTACAACTGTACCGGCTTGTACCGTCTTGTACCGGTCTGTACCGGTCATGGCAGGTCAATTTTGAGCTCATAGACCCCCGGCTCGGTCTGGAGAATTTCCTCCCGATCCAGCAATTCGGACACCACCCTGGCGAACGCCTGCTTCTTCGAGTTGGTGCTGGAGAGCTCCGACATGGCGTAAAAAACCGCCCGCCACTCCTCGTGTCCAACGTATTGCAGGTCAAGAACCTTGAACGCCTCAAGCCCATCGTTGGCGTTGGGACTGCGCAACTTGACCCTGATGGCCTTGGTGGGCTCGCCCGCCTGCACCAGCACCGCGCTCGTCACCGGCTCCCCGTCCTCGTCAAACCACCCTGGAATAATCACTTTCTCAAGCGTAGCATATAAGGTAGCCGCCAATTCGGCGTCCTTGCTCTTGCGCTGGATAATCTCCATCGGCGCGTCTCCCTTCGCCGGCACGATGCTGATCTCAATGTCCAGCGCACCGCGCCAAGCGCTCGAGCCCCGAGCCCTGTGCTGGGTCTCTTCAGATACTCCAGTATGGTGGACTAGTATGATGGTGCAGTTAAACTCTGCCATTAACATAGCGCAGGCATCAAGCATCGCCTTGGCGTCCTGGGATGAATTCTCGTCGCCGGAGTTGAAGCGGTGCAGGGTATCTATCGTGATGATGGCGGGCTTGATGGGGAGCGCCCGGATGTGCTCTGAGACCTTGCGGTAGCCCTCTGGAGTATCTAGATCGCAGCCGCTCTTGCTCAAATACATATTAAGAGCCTGACCATTCCCATGGTGCTCCTTCCAGGCCGCTATCCGGCTGCGCAGACCGTGGTGGCCCTCACCCGCCAAGTAGACAATCGCCCCTGGCGTGACCCGGTTGCCGAACCAATCCGGCTGCCCCTGGGCCATCCGCAGGCACCAGTCGAGCGTAGCGAAGGTCTTGCCGCCGCCGCTCGGGCCGTGGATCATGATGAGCGCCGCTTGCTGAATCCAACCCTTCACCATCCACTTGATCGGTGCAGGCTGGCGGGAGAACTCGTCCGCCGGCATCAGCCAGTCGCTCACTGCTGGCTCAAGCAGCGCCGCCAGGTCGTTGCCGGCCTGAACGTAATCATTGGCGTCCCCAGCTGCTGGTGGCATCACCGACCGAGCACCGTA